ATTATGTATGCGAAATAGAAAGCGAAGATGAAGTGCGAGAAGTGTCGGAGCCAAGTGGGTCTGTTGGTTCTGACATGCCGGGAGTGCACGGGCAAGTATTGCACGAGGTGCATCCAGCTGGAGCTGCACCAGTGCCGGATGCTCGAAGGTCGGAGCGAGTCCGAACGCGCTCTACTCGAAAAGAAGCTGGTCAAGGTGGAGGCTCCTAAGGTGATTAAACTTTGAGGCGCGTAGCGCCTCTTTCGTCCCAAGGCGCTGCGTTTCAGACTTTGAGAACCTTGGCTGCGACGAAGAGCACCAAAAGAAGGACCAGCATCATCAACAAGGGGAACATCGACTCGTTGCGCCCGAATGGGTTTTCGTTGGTGTAATTTTCACCGTTTCGCCAGACGACTTCACGCGACCAACTTGTAGTGCCATCATCGTACTGCACCTTGCGCGCCGGAAACATGAATGACGTGGCTGGGTCGACACCACCCGTCTTTAAATACATCGCACCTGAGCGGTTGAGAACGTTGGGGTTGTAGTGCTCGGTAAACTCTGGTGGTGAGTCGGATGCATCCCACGTCGCCGGACCGTCTTCTGGGGCTTTCCAGTGCATGTCCGGGTATGTGGCGCCGTTCGTCGACACACCGAACGTGTCGGTTGCCGTATAGGGATTGACGCGATTCATCGATAGATTGTCATCGGCCAAAAACTCAGTCATTCCTACTGTCTATTCAACATATTTTCTGGTCTGAACCTTTTCCCGGTGGCGGGACCACATTTCATCCAAGTCGACATTCAACATGTAGGCGAGCTGGAACAAGTACGAAAACACATCGCCCATCTCGGTCGTAATGTCCGTTCCTCGATCCTTTTTGAGGCCGGTCTTTCGAAAGTTTCGTTGGTACTGACGGATGGCCGAGGCGAGCTCGCCAATCTCTTCTGTGAAGAGCAACCATACTGTACTGACGGGGGCCTTGTCCCACCCCTTTGTCCTGCAGAGATTGAAAGTCTCGTCACGGTATGTATTCATCATGGTTCAAAAGAGCCTCATTTGTTTATAAGCAGTACGTAGAACGCCACGAGGAGCCCGGCAAGCTCGACCGAGCAACGAAGCTTCTCAGACTGGAGCTCCGAGAGGTTCTGGCGCTCGGCCACGAGCGCGCTGACGAGTCTGGCGAGCCGATCGATGATGAAAAAGATTACAAAACCAAAGGCGATATCCTGGGTGGTCTTCATTAAGTTGCAGTAGGAATAAATTCCCACGCGAGCTCCCGGCATATGAGCCGCCACATGTCATCCTGACGATGCAGCTTCTCCTTCGACTTGAGGAGCGGGAAACATGGTAAGTATTCATCCTCGCCGAGCAATTCGCAAAACTTGTAGAGTGTGAACGAGTACGAAAGGAAGTTCTTTCGATCCGTCGGGCAATGTTTCTCAAAGGGTTTTTGTACTTGACCGAACATGAGACGCAACCTGTCTTCGAGTTCTTGAGGCATGGTCGGTGGTTTGACTCCGTTGAGAATCGTTGTGATGTACGGGGCGTGTTCGTAGTATTTGTTCAGCCCGAGTTTTTTGAGCAACCCGCGAACCTTGAGATGGGTAATCTCGGCAGTGTCCTTGATTTTTTGTTTTTTGAATTCGGTCCGAAGCTGATTGATGACATCATCAGGGATGCTGGTTGATTCTTTGGCTTGGAATTGCGAGACCCACTCGTTGAAGTGGTTGTCGCGCTTGTACGAATACACGACGTTGCGCTCCATCTCCTGCTCCTCCTTGAAACCACGCTCGTTCGATTGGATGTACTGCGCGGCGCCGCACTCAGTGCACACCTGCTCGCTCGTCTCTTGCTCAAAGACGAGCGTGCACATCCGGCCGCACGACCGGCACTTGAGCTCCATGTCGATCGCCGGTGGTTTCTTGTGCTCCGTCACGCTATTCTCGACAGTTGACATGTATTCGTCAAAGATGTCCTTGCGTTGGACGCCACCGACTCGCTCGGTCGTGTAATCGCGGATGTGCGGGACGCACTGGGCGAGATAGTCGTACAGCTCGTCGGGTCTGTCCTCGAGTTCTTTAATTCGTTCGGTTATGCGTCGTTCCATAGCTGATAAAGATCTAATGTCTTTATTAGTTATGGATATTGTTTTGGCGCTCCGGCCAAAAAACATGACAATACGCGAATTGGCCCGTTCGAATACAGGCGAAAAGTTGACAACCTATATCTTCAACAGTACAGAGTACACGCACGTGGGTTCATGGCCTCCGGTACACGTCCCTGGCTTCCATGTTCCGATTGCATCAGCAAAAGTCCTCGAGACGGACGAAGATATTACCGCACAGGTGAGGCGTTTCGCCGGCCCGAGACACGTCGTAGATATCAAGACTTTGCGGTATGCCCTCGGAACATGGTCTTGGACGCTCGGTACGAGTCTGACGTCTCGGTTGTCCCTCAAGACCGTGCCGTACCTCATGGTCCCGGACGCCGTGCCGAAGATTGTGGTGACCGATGTTCTCGGTCAGGTTTCCATCTTCTGAGCCAAGTAAAATCGGACGTCGCCCAGGTTTGCAATGGCGTAGCGCACAATCAGGGGAAGCTTTGGGTTTTGGGAGTTTTGGAAGAGCTGCACATTCGAGCACAGGTTGGTCGCCTTGGTATACATGTTAATGTACTTGAGGGGGTAGACGCCGCCGACCGGATCAGCCTCCTTGGGAGCGCCGCATTCGATGACCGTCTTTTGGTCTGCGAAATCACCCTCGCAACTCAGCTCGAGCAAGTGACCCCGGCGAACGATCGAAATATCGGTCGCCAGGTTTGCCATGTCGCGCGCGATACGCTGGAAATCCACTGATGGCAGCGTCGTCACCAGATCCATGTCAATGTCCGGTACGATGAGATCATCCTCGTTAATGTCGAGGAGCTTGAGCCGAAATTGCGTGACCGAGTGCTTGACCGTATTATCAATTTCAATCTCGAGAATGTCATTGTCTTGGATCTTCATCCGGAGCGAATCGTTGTTCGTCACCGACTTGAGCAGCTTGTACATGTTCGACAGGTTGACGCCCGCGATAATCTCCGAGTCGCACGAGTACTCTTCAAAGTTCTCGGCCGGGAGGAACATGTGGACCAGCGTCACATGGGCCGTATCGAGCGTGATAACCTTGATGCCTTGAGGCGTAAAGTACACGTTGACGTCATTGATAATATCTTTAAGGACCTCAAAGATTGTCCTTAAAGCGCTCGCCTGTATCGTTTGCAGGTACATATTTCAGGAGCGACTTTGTTTTTTAAGAGTCTTCGTAACGTTCCAGAAAGTACTTCTTGAGTTCGGGCTCGAGGCGCTGACCGCTCGCCGTGAGTCGTAAGACTCCATCATCAGTCAGACCAATATCAGCCATTGGATCGAAATTCTTGCTCGTGAGGATGTTCCACCGCTCCTTGTACTTGCGGTTTTCGAGCGAGCCGTGCCACAGATGCAAGATGGACCCGTTGACGTTTCCGAGCTTGATGCCGGTGCAATTCTTTTGAAAGATGTCGATGAGTCGCTTGTAGTTTTCATTGACATTTCCTGGTCTGGAAAATGACCCCTTTCCAATCCAAGCGAGTGCCATGTGGCGGTCGGCCGAACCGAGAATCGCCCAATCGATGAGCTTGCCCATCTGGCGCCATGCGGCGTGCGTGCATGCCCACGCATATCCGGGGTGCCAAAACCCGTACTTGTCCGTGGCGGTGTACTCGGTCCCGCTCTGTGAGTGCATGTAGCCGAACGATTTGTCCACCTTGATCGTTTCGCCCTTTGGGCCGAGGTTGACAGCCGATTGGAAAAGCTGTACGATATCGAGCGTCTCGAGTGTTTCTTTTGTTTCGGCGACCCAATGCGAATTCAGAAACACGATGTCGGCGTCGATCCACGCCATGTACTTCCAATCTCTGGGAAGATGCGTCTCACCGATGTTGATTAGGTTTTCTTTGATCCACACGGGGTGTGAGGATGGAACCTTGATGTGTTTCCAGACTGGAAGGGTCGGAAGCGGCGCCGGACCGATCGCCTCAACCACGATGATTTTAATCCCGGTTTCGAATTTACTGCGGGCGACAAAGTCGACAAACAGCCTGCGTCTGCTTTTGTAGTTGCAGTAATTGAAGTATGGCAGGACTATGTAAAGCGGTTCATCCCTGAAGCACGACCTCATCTTCTGTTCTCGGAGAATATTTTATCGGCTAAAAATATGAGCTTGCAGCACATTACTCTCGACGAGGCGCGTCATTTGAGAAGGCTATGGAATAACCTGCATCGAAAACTAACGGCTACCGAACAGTACTACCAGAATATCGAATTTAACAATAATAACACGCCGATATTCAGGGTGCGTGCGAACATACGCCCGACAGCTTTCAGAGCTAATACACGCGAAGCAAGAAGGGTTCAGGCGAATCTGGAAAGTTACATTCAACAGCTCACGCGTACGCACGGTGTTACCAAACGAAACGTACACAACAACTTCAGCAGATACTTGTACGGTATACCAGGATCGAGAATTACTCAATCTAATATCAAACGGATTCTTCACCTTCCATTGACGACCGGAAACAGAGGACAGATGCGCCCGGGAATAAACGAGACTTTTAGGAATTTGAGAAGTGCCGGTATTCCAGCGAGAAATGCGATGAGAAACGTGCTCAAGCAAACCACCGCCGCTGGTCTCCGCGCGGCCGTCGCGGTTCGAACCCTACAGCGTGCGTTCCGTGCGAAACGTGCCGCCAAGAAAAACCCTCTGCACCTCGAGATGAATGCGCTGCGCAGAGTGCCCATTTCGGGTATCCGGATGAACAATGGAAACGTCCGACCCCTGAAGCCGTCTGACATTGCAAAGGCGCGCAAGTACCTGAAGGAACAGGGTGTCCGTATGGTCATCCCCCGTTCCACACCTCGTCGGCGCGCCATTTGAATTTCTTGGTAAATAGCATGACGGTGACTGTCACGTTGAGGAAGAGCCCGAAGATTGAGAAAAAGTGGCGGGCGACGTTCGAGACGGGCCAGACGGTCGACTTTGGTCGGCGTGGCTACTCGGACTACACGCGGCACAAGAATCACGCACGTATGCTCCGATACCTCATGCGTCACAGACGGCGT